GTTTCATACCATAGTATTTAAAACTACATGTGCCTTTCTTTCTACTTACATTAACACTAATACTTTGTTCACCTTTTTTTAATATGCAAGTTTTCATTTAGTAACCTTCTTATACTTTTCAAAAGTTCTAAGGCCGCCAAGACCGAGCATACCCATTAACACAGTCATTAAACTACCCATGTCAAACTCTGGTAGTGGTGGTAATGTTGCACCAAATAAAGCTGCAAAAAAAATAATAAACGGAGCTGCGATAAAGTGCCACACCAAGGCAACTCCACATGACCAACCAATGAAGGGCCGCCAACCGGCAATAAATAAATTACCAGATTTTGCTTCTTCTTTGTTTATAGCTAGCTGTCCTTTAGCTAATTCTTGTGCATGTTTCTCTGCCATTGTAGCTATCTCATGTGCAAGTTTATTTTTTGCATCTTTATCTTCTATAAACTTACCTAATAACTTTGTAGCAGGCCCAATCAAACTTAGTAATGCCATGTTACTTCCTTTCTATTTTTTTAAACTCTGTTATTGATACTGGCTTCTCTGCATTCTCATCTTCTAACACATCTAAACTATAATGTATATTTAAATGTGGGTGTCTATCGTGTAACTTTAATAATTTATCTGTCCAATGTTCCGGTGTCTTTATATTAACATGAACATTTCTACCATCTTTAAATGTTTTTAATGCTTTGTAACAGGCTATAGTTAAGAATACAAACTTTCTAGCATAAGAAAATATTTCTTCTAGTATCCAATCAACATCTTTTTCATCTATATGTTCTATAACATCTGTGCATATAACAGCATCATATCTTCCTTTTGGTAACTTACTATGTTTAGGATATGCTGGGTCATATAAAGCATGATAATCAAGTTGCCATATTTTTTGTAAAGGTTTAGGTAATGACTGTCCTTGTTTATTAAGTTTCATTGTTTTGTATTTTTCATCATCATACAATAATCCTTTACCACAACCATAATCTAAAATACTTTTAGCACCTTCTTTCATTATAATATTTGATAATGTATTTAAATGTGTTATTAAACAAATACCATTAAAATATTTAGGGTCTTTATGTAGTTCTTTATACTCTGCTAGTAAGTCTACATAATCTTGTGAGGGTTCGGCCCTGTTATGCATTCAACATATCCTTATAATTAGGTAATGTTTCTTTTTGTTGGGCACCTTTCCATATCTCAGATACTAATGTATCTTTACCATAAAAGTAATAATTAATACCCATAGTTTTATCAGCAAAAGTTTTCTCACAATCTTGTGCCATTGCTAATAATTCACCAGTAGTCCAGAAAGGTTTATCACCAATAGATACTTGAAAATACTTTGGTCTTTTAGGTTCATCATCAGCACCAGTAGTTTCTTTCTTCATATCATCTGTAGGTTCTTTTTCTAATGAACATTCAAAGCCAAATAAGTGCATGTTTCTAAAACCCATAGTATGTAACATACCAATAGCTCTCATGGCTGCACATGTGCCACCGGTAATTAATGTGGCACCTACAGGTAAACCTATATCTTCTCTAATTTTTACTTGATTATTTTTAATAGCATGTTTTCTATCTTCTTCATCTCTTAAAGACTCTGTAAATGCATGCCAACCCCATATATCTGCCTTCTTTTCCATAAGATAATTAGTAACAGAAGGGTCTGTCATAGATGCAACAAGAAACTTAGTATCTTTATCTAAGTCTTTTAATAAATCTTTTCTTTTTACACCATGTGTGCTTTCACCTTCTATAGAACGTGGGTCTAATAATATACACGCATCTGGTTTAATATTATTAGCAATAAGACCAGGATATGCATGCTTTACACACATTACTAAAGCCTTTGGATGTGTGTCTAAAACACTTTCTAATTCTTTATAATCTATGTTAGGACCACCAGATACAATAATAGCATGGTCATTATGTGTTCTACATTTTTGTATAAATTTATTCTTTGGTATTAACTTCATATTATCTTTAATATTACCACGTATATAATCTTTAGGTACACAGTCTCTAGGATTAACTACGATAGGAACTCTTTGTAAATCAGCAGGTATATCTGCTAAACTTTTATCACTCAACACAATCATAAAGTGTGTAAAGCCTCCATCTTTTACTCTATCACCAGAGGGTAATACATGTTTACGAACATCTTTATTATCTTTTAATTTTTCCCATATTTTATTAACACCACAATATGCATCATTAGGTGCCATCTTATCATCATCTTCTCTAAAATAATGGTCAAGCATTACAATAGGTGTTTTCTTTACACAATCATAGTCATGAGCCACAGTCTTAATACTATTACCACCACCTATAAGTGCCATATCAAACCACTCACTTTGGTCTTTTAATATGTCTCTAGTGTTACCTTTGTGTAACTCAAATATAAAAGTTTTATTTTTATTTTCTTTCATATGTTCTGCAAACTCTTCAAATCTTTTTTGAACCGCAGACATTTTATTATGTGCTTTTGCATTAAACTCTTCATGGTCTGTTTCAATAGTAGCATCTTCAAATAAATCATAACCATGATAAGTAAAGGTATCAGTATAATCAAAAGCAGTAAGTGCCATCTCTATAGCTCTACCACCATTCCAAGTACCAGTCTCAATAACAGTTTTTGGTTTATACTGTTTCATTATCTGTGATATCTGTTGATATCTATTAGGTTTAATATCAGGAGCAACATTATCTGATAAAGGAAAAGCTCTTTCACCATTACCTTTTCTTATAGCTACTTTAGAAAAGTCTGGTCTACCAGCAAAATGATAAAAGTAATCATTCATAGCATTTATCTTTTCTACTTTCATACCATGTGCTTGATAAATATTTAACAGTCTAGAAAATACATAGTAATCATGCCACTCTCTATACTTAATCATTTCACCTAGTATATATGCACCACGTAAATCTGCAAGTATATCTACAGTAGGTTGTTTATCCAAATTAAATGCCATAAAGAAAGGCTCATCAGGATTATAAACAATATCAGCTTTATCATTTAACATAGCTAACATATCTTGTTTAGTTAGTCTTTTCTTTAAATAAGAATCAGCGTCTATCCATATTAACCAACCGGCTTCTTTACTTTTTTCTGCTAGTTCAAATGCTTTTTCTGTTAAGGCAAATACTTTATGTGACCATTTTAATGCGTCTAACTTTTCATTGTATGGTATCTTACCTTCTTCTGTACCATCATGCTCTGCATATCTTTTTAAAAAATCTTCATGGTCTTTTACATCATGTAAACTTTTATAAGTATAATCTGGTAAAGAATAAGCATCTATTTTACAGTCGTGATAATAAGCAGTAAAATTAATACTACTGTCTAAGTTTTCTTTTGTTGAATTTAATAAATGTATTGCTGTATCTTTTAGTATAGTTTCACTAAATGATGTAACAATATTAACTTCTTTCTTTGTAGATTCCAAAATTTTTCTCCAATGTTTCTAATGCTTCTTCGGCTTCTGATAATTGTTTAATTAAAATAATACAATCATCTACTAACTTAGGATGCTCTCCTATTGCAACAGGTTTTTGAAATGCCAAGTCAAGTTGATATAATGCTTTATTTACTTGACCTTTATAATGACATCTCAAAGACTTATATAATGTGCTAGTTAATTCTCTCATTGTATTAAATAATCCTTTTCTCTAGGTATAATACCTTTCATCTGTAACCATCTAGCATCTTCACACCACTTAACAGCATACTTGCCTTCAGTTACTCCTCTAGGTTTCCATTTAGCAAACCAAGGCCCACCTGTTGTAAAATGAACAATCTTAGGTTTCATATCCTCTGGTGAATGACCATCAAGCCAGTTCCATTCTTCAGGTATTTGACCTATATCTGCCTCTTCATCAGGCAACCATTTAAATGTATGTAACCATCTACCTTTTTCTGTATTAATTGCATCAATACTTAACTTATCTAAATAATGATGTTCATTATTAAACATCATAAGACTAGACCAGTTTTTCATGCGGTATGGTTCTTGTGCTTGACCATCCATTTTAATACCTTTTTCAGGTGCATATTTATGATGCACTGCCCACACAGGATAGTAACTATCTCGACACATATCAAATAGTTCTGTAATATCACCATAACAATACATATCACAGTCCATATATAAAGATAAACCAGTATATAAACTTAAATGTGGTATAAGAAATCTAGTAAAACTAAAGTCAGTAGAGAAAGGTCTACCATCTATCTCATCATATTGTTGATTACCTATCTTATTAGACCTTCTTCTAAACATTCCATTTTTAATTAATGCATCTTTTTTAAGAGGCACTATCCTTACAGGGTTTTTAGCACGTATTTCTATAGAGAACTTTAATACTTCATAAGCCGCATGTTCTCTAGGGTCATAACCAATATACACTGTGTCCATATCATTTCTAATCTTCATGCTCATATTAAAACTTCCATTCATAATCTATAAAAAAAACACCGGCCTTAAAACCTTGACCAATTCTTTTTCTTTCATATGCTATTTTTAATCTATCCTTATTAGATAAATTTTTAGTAGCATAACTTCTAAATTTAGAACCATCATGTTCATTATCTATGTCATGATAATACCTGTATCCTACTGAATCAAACCATGCATCAGCTTTTAATTGTATTACAACTAAACTTAATATTAATATTAAAATTATTCTCATTTACCTTGTCCTTTATATTTTTTATAATTTCTACGTTTATGTTTATTCTTTGGTCTAGTCTTATTAGACTTACCTATAGAAGTAATCTTTTTAAAAAAACTTCTTAATCCTTTACCTGCACCTATTATTGCTCTTGCCATATAGACATTATAACATAATTAAAAAAATAATGCAACAAAAAAATTATATAGCGTTTAATGCATTAACAATTAATAATAAACATATCACTATAACAATAAAGTCAAGCATATACTATATATCCACTAACTCACATGAACCTGCAGTACATGCTAACTCTTGTGAACCTCTAGTGTTATCCTCCTTCTCAAAGTCTTGTAACTTAGACCAATCTATTTTAGCCGGCATTTTAGATTGTAAAGATTCATATTGTTCTTTATCTATATCTTGATAAGGTGCTTGCTGATAAGTATGGTCTGAGAAAGGTAAGAAAGATACACCAGAAAGATAATTAAAATTATCCCAACACCAGTTACCTACGTTTACCCACTCTTCTTCTTTAACAGAAATAGTTACAGAAGGTTTGTGTTCACACCAATGTTGTGCATAAGTTTTCCATATTTCTAATTGTTCAATAGCTGAATATGTGTTTCTAAATACAGCACTTGCATCACATTCCATAGGAAAAGAAAACACTGTGGTATGGTCTGGCTTCATTACGTCTGGCTCATTTGGAATACCTTGTTCTTTCATAAACTCTGTAAGTGGGTCTTTGTTATCACCTCTAACTGTTCTTATGTAATGTGAGTTATGTCTAGCATGAATACCACTAGCACTATCAACTAATTGACTTACTGTTCCTGAAGGTTTAACACAAGTAATAGCTGTTGACTGAGGTATGCCTAATTTATTTGCCCACTCTTTATTAATAACCACAGCTTTATTTTTCATACTTTGTAACATCTCTGGTAGTTTATGTCTTCTTCTATTAAGAAGAGAATTATCCATAATACCTGTAAGAGATACACCAAGAAGTCTTTCCTCTTCAGTATTTTGTTGCCATCTTTTTCTAAGATAACCGAAGTTAGTTAATGTAGATTGTATTGTTCCTAGTATAGTAGCAACTTCTATCTTACTGTGTAAACTTTCTTCAGTATCCATAGGTCTTACAACTACCTCTGTTAGATTACAAAATTGATTAGGTCTTAATATTATTTCACTACAAGGATTAGTACCAAAATCATAACCTCCATTACGTCTACCATTTTCTCTAGCTTTTTCTTGTGCTGATACTCTGTTGAATATACCTCTTTCTCCAGACTTACTTTCATATAAAGACAACCACTCCTTCATAAAAATACCTGCATCTGGTTTTTCCGTATATACAACAGAGTTATTTGCTAATGCTCTTTCAGGAGTTGTCTCCCACCAAGCACCAGACTTTGCTGCTCTTAATCTTTGGTCAGATAAATTACTCAAAGATATTAAAGCAGACCTACGCACACCACCTACAACTACAACTTCACCTGTCTTACATGCAATATCATGACACTCCATAGAGTTTAATTTTCTACCTTTTGCATTTTTAAATTTTTCAATAACAAAATCAAAAAGATTAACCAAAGGTTGTGGCCCACTTGCTCTACCACCAAATGTTTTTAATCTTTGACCTGCTGGTCTTACTTTACTTACATTTATTTTTGGTATTCGACAAGTGTAAAGATAAGATATTAAATCTTTAAATGCTCTTGCCCATCCTTCTTTTGAATCACTAACAGATACTACATCATCTGTCTTTTCAAACTCTCTGTCTGGAATAGTAGGCAACTTATCTGCATATTGTCTTTCAACAGAAAAACCAACACCTGTTCCATTCATAAGAATGTAAAGTATTTCATCAAATGCTTTTGGATTATCAATAGGAATATAAGAACAATTATAACCAGCAACATTTTCTCTTTCTAATGCAGTGCCGGCAGTCATTAATGCTCTCATAGAAGGCATAACAGAAAGACCAATAATATAATCCTCTATCTGTCTCCATGTTTCACTTTCTATTTCAACACCTAAATTTTTCTTTAAATGTATCTGCATAAAGTTACTAAATCTAGATACTGTTTCAATCCATGTTTCTCTTCTGCCTTCGTCAGGCAACCATCTAGAATATCTAGATAAGTGTATAAAACTTTGATACTCTGTTGGTAAATAATTATTCATCATTATATTCTGTCTCCAATATCATTTCTAAATAGTGAATTGCTTTCTCAATATCTTTAGCACCTTCACCTTTTCGTCTGTGTCTGGTAATATATTTAATAGCATTACCTTCACAAAAAGTTAAATCATTTCCTACAATATATTCTATAGGTTGTATCTTACAATCTTTATAATGATTACCACCTACTTGTTTTAATGTAGCTTTCAATGCTTGTTTTTTTAAATCTGTTTTTTTAAAACCTTCTTTTTTTACTGTTTCTTTTATTGCTTCGTCCATCAGTCCCATGTTGTGTTGCTCCTCATAAGTTATCATATCAGCATATAGTTTAGCATGATTATCTTCAAATGTCCACTCTTTTTTTTTCTTTGTCATCTTCACCTCTCAATACACTTCTTATTCTTTTTCTTAAAAAATCTTTGTTACTTGCATTCATAACTTTATATGCAAATGACCTGGTTTTATTTGGTTGCACTCCGGCCATTTGACAAACTGAATGAAAGTTTTCACATGTTACTCCAACACTTGTAAAAAACCAAGACTCTGCTCTAGATTTATTTACTTTGTCTTGCGGTGTAACAACATTCTTTGACACATCTAATAGTGCCTGAAGTATTACAGACAAGAATAATCTTTTTTCAGAGCTGTTTGGTTCTGAATAAAAAATATTTTCTATCTGTATTATATCAGGTTCGTCTTTCACTTTTTAGTTTTCTTACCATGTTTATACATAGGATTATTTTTACCTCTATGTATTCCTTCTAATACTTTTCTTTTGTTAAAAGGTGCACAAATTTTTGAATGATGTTCTCTATCAAAATTAGCATAGGCATGTTTAGTATTTTGTTGTGGTGTAACCCACTCTAAATTATCCACTCTGTTATTCCATATATCTCCATCTATATGATTTACTTGATGAGTTAGTATTCCAAATCTTAATTGAAAATTAGGAGGAATATTAGACCACCATAAATATCTATCAAACAAATTAAAAGGTACAAAGTTTAAAGCAACTATTCTATGTTCTCTAATACTAACATTCTTTTTACTTTTAGCTTGGTTATTTACATGACCATCTAAACTTATTTGATATTTAATATAACCTTTACCATCTCTTTTTCCTCTTTGTGTTCTTTCATAACTCTTCTTCATTATTCTATTAGTTTTTAAACTTTTTAAATTTCCATAATTACTTATTTCATAACCTGGTGCTCTAATCCACTTATTATCTTTTATAAACATTAATGGTTTAAATATTTCTTGCATTATTTTACTTCTTCTACATTAGGCTCTTTTTCAACGTGTGTGAAATATCTTTGCCCAGTTGAATACTTAAAAGAACGAAGTCCTTTACCATCATTAGCATCACTCCAGCAATCATACTTATAATTGCAATACACACAACCAGTGTCGAGCCTAAAGTTACCAGACTTTCCATCAGGAATCGCAGGATAACATCTGTCTGGTGGTACAGTTGACTTAACAACTTTTTTAATCCTCTGTATTCTATCTCTTGCATTTATCATCTCCAAAGAATGTACTTTTGTATAACATATTTCTCCTGTTGATTTATTAATAACTAAAAAGCCGGCCTCTTCTACACCATTGCCTTCAGCATACGCAGATATCTGAGGTATATAACCAAAAGGGTCATCACTAGATAAGTTATTATATTTAAATTTATTATAACCTCTACCAGATGCACTCTTACAATCTACTAAAACTCCATCAATAAAACAATCTTGGTGTCCTTTAACTCCTTCAACCTGTACTTGCTTTTGTTGTTGTGTTACTTTATGACCGGCGATAGAAGACAACATAATTAGTAACTCTTCTAATATATAACCATAAAGAAATTTAATTCTAGTGCTTGATGCTAAAGGTTTATTATGTGGCTTTTTAAAATCATACCACAACTGTCTATCAGGTCTACCTATTGTAGATAATCTTAACCTAGGTTTTTCTTCAGGTCTTTGTTTTAAAAAATCTTTTACATGAACTTTAACAGACTTAGCAAAATTATCTATACATTTATCTACTTCTTTTTCTGTTAAGTTTTCATTCTTCTTTTCAAATAAGTTATAGATATCTTCTACTAATGTTTCTATTTTTTTCATGATGTGTTGTGGGAGACCTCGCTGATTACCGGATGGAGGTTTTAGCCGGAACTCCCACTATTCCTTATTAAGAGGCAAAAGGAATTTTTTCACCACCTGCTTCAGCAGATGTGTAACCATCAGAGACGACATCAAAGTCTTCTCTTTCTTCGTAAGGAATTAAATCTACAACCTGAACTTTTTTAAGGTCTGCAGATATTCCTTCCTTACCAGCATACTTCCACTCATACGTTGTGTAAAGTACATTAACCTTAGAACCATTACCAACTAAATCAAGCATTGGTCTTTTCTGTGCATCAACTACAACAGGAGGGTTATTATCATTACCATCTTTTCTTTTAACCTTTCTTTTGATAGTAACATAATCGCCTTTAGTCTCATCAGTCTTTACGTTAAGACCATCTTTCTCTGCAATAGCTTTGTTGTCAGCATCTAGATTGCCTACATCTATTTGCCAATTAGGTTCAAACTTTGTGTTAGGGCTTTGTATGCTAGCCCAGTAAGCAGTTCCACTTATGACACTCATTGGTGTTCTCCTTTTTTGGTTAATAAAACTTTATTATAACATGGTTTATTATTCATTGTCAACACTTTTTTTAATTATAGTTTGAGAAAAAATATTCTGTATATTTATTAGATACATTTTAGATGCGTTATGGTCTCCACCGGATACACTCCTAACTTGATTCTCATTAATAGATGCATTAATAATTTTCTTTAACATCTTAGTTTCAAATACTAATGTAGCAAACACTTCATCTCCTACACATAAATTATGAAACCAATAATCTGAATCAGTAGCATTGATACCACTAGGTTTACCATAGCTTTCATACTCTATTGCTATGTTACCTGTATGTAACCACATACCTCTTTCAGATTTTACTTCTATTTTTTTATCTTGTAGCATATCAGCCACAATCTTTTCTCTTACTTGACCATACTGTAAATCCAGGTCAAACTTTTTTCTATCTTCTGTCTTTGGTTCTAATGAGTTTCTGCCCATGTTGTACCTACCTTGTAATCGTTATCTAAAGGACATCTTAGTTTTAATAAGTTCTCCGTTTCTTTTATAGCTACTTTTGTAATACTACAAAACTCTCCTACATCTTTATTAGCTACTTCAAACTGGTATTCATCATGCACAGA